GCGTTAGCGGCGAAAACGCTGCATCTGGCCGCTGCGAATCAAGGCTTTATCGGCTGTGTGATGGAGCCGACTGGGCCGCTCATCCGCGATATCTGGCAGAACGACTTTGAGCAATTCCTAGAGCACTACGAGATTCCGTACACCTTTCGCGCGTCGCCGTTACCTGAATACGTACTGCACCTGCCAGGCGGTGACACCAAGATCCTGTGCCGCAGTTTCGAGAACTGGTCACGGATCATCGGTCTGAACCTGTCGTTCGTGCTGGCTGATGAGATCGATACGGTCAATCCGAGCGTCTGTTCACGCGCGTTTCCGAAGATCCTCGGTCGTTTGCGCTCGGGCAACGTCAGGCAGTTCGCAGCAGCATCTACGCCTGAAGGTTTTAGGTGGATGTGGCAGACCTTTGGTTCGGATGACGCGGCAAAGCACTCTGACCGCAGACTCATCAGAATGCGAACGGCAGACAATCCGCATCTGCCTCAAGACTTCATCGAGCGACTGCAGGCGAACTACGACCCATCTCTTCTCCAGGCGTATCTGGAAGGTCAGTTCTGCAACCTCACAACCGGTCAGGTCTACGACCGCTTTGACCGGCAAAAACACGTATCACCGCTTTCTGAACAGCAATACAGAAACGAGCCGCTGCGTGTTGGCGTTGACTTCAACATTGGCAACATGAGCGCAGTCATCGGTGTCCGTCTTGGCAACAGTCTTCACCTGATCGACGAGATCAGCGGCGCTCATGACACCGACGCCTTGGCCAAAGAGATACAGACCAGAGCTGATGGACGCCAGGTATACATCTACCCTGATGCATCAGGCGCAGCGAGATCTACGAATAGCTCGCTCACAGACATTGCCATCTTGGAATCGTATGGATTCAGCAATCAATCGCCCAAAGCAAATCCTCCCGTTCGTGATCGGGTGGCTTCTGTGCAAGCTCTTCTGGAGAACGGGAAAGGTGAAATAAGGATGCAGGTTTCGCCGACCTGCACGCGGCTGATTGAATGCCTAGAGCTACAGAGCTACGACGAAAAAGGCGCGCCTGATAAAGAGGCTGGTTACGACCATATGAATGACGCTCTTGGATATTTGATTTACAGAGACTTCAGCATGCTGCATGCGCGTGCTGGTAGAGGCACTGGCATTAGGCTTTACTAAACTGACGGCATCTGGCGGGGCTAGCTGTGTATTCGGGTTTTTCTGGCCGTCAGCGTGTCGGCAACACTACTTCTGTTGACTCTCCCAATACCGCCTACGTCAATATGGAGCCGCATTGGCTCTTGATCGAAACCCTATTGCAGGGAACGTACGGCATCAGGAAAAAGCACCGTACATATCTGCCACAAGAGCCTCGCGAACTGGATGAGGCGTACGACAACCGTCTATTGCGCTCAACGTTGGCACCCTTCTACGGTCGCATCGAGCGCATGTTGGCTGGCATGCTCACTCGCAAGCCTGTGCGGCTTGAAGACGTCAGTGACGTGGTTCGTGAGCACCTATTTGACGTTGATCTGCAAGGAAACGATCTAAACGTCTGGACCTACGAGATAGCTCGTAAGTGTGTGAGATACGGACATGTCGGTGTTCTTGTCGATGCACCTGCTGCTGGGGAAAACGGCAGGCCATACTGGGTTAGCTACACGCCTCGCGACATACTCGGCTGGCGGAGTGAGATTGCAGACGGCAAGCAACAACTGACGCAGCTGCGCCTCAAGGAAGAGCTGACTGTCCCTGATGGTCTGTATGGCGAGAAGCGTGTTGAACAGGTGCGAGTTTTGACGCCTGGCGCGTTCGAGCTGCACCAGAAAAACGACAAGGGTGATTACGAGATCGTCGACGAGGGCAGAACAAGCCTCAGCGAGATTCCGTTCTCCGTCGCCTACTCAAACCGTGTCGCTGTTCTTGAGTCGCGGCCACCGCTTGCAGACATCGCAGAGCTGAATCTGAAGGCGTATCAGGTGCAGTCTGACCTCGACAACCAGCTGCACATCTCAGCAGTTCCGATGCTCGCCATATATGGCTTCCCTCAGTCGGCTGAAGAGATCAGTGCTGGTCCTGGAGAGGCAATGGCGCTGCCAGAGACAGCAAGAGCTGAATACATCGAGCCAGCGGGTAACAGCTACTCAGCGCAGTTCCAACGCCTTGATCAGATCGCCCAACAGATTAACGAGCTCGGCTTGAGTGCTGTGCTCGGCCAGAAGCTGTCTGCCGAGACTGCCGAGGCAAAGCGCATCGATCGCAGTCAGGGCGACAGCACGATGATGGTGATTGCACAGCAGGTGCAAGACATGATCGACAACTGCCTTGTCTTCCATGCTGAATACATGCAGCAGCCAGAAGCAGGCAGCAGCTACGTCAACCGCGACTTCCTTGGCTCACGTCTTGAGCCGCAGGAGATTCAGGCACTGTTGCAGCTCTACACCGCTGGCACCATCACCCAGGCCACGCTGCTTTCACAGCTCGAAGCTGGTGAGGTGCTTGGCGATGAGTTCGATGTTGAGGAAGAGCTAGAAGCGACACAGGCTGGTGGTTTGATCGAGACTGAAACGCCTGAGCCAGAAGTGCCGGAAGAGGCTGACATGCCCGAGGAAACAGACGATGCTGAGGACGACGAAGAGATTCCTGATTGATGAGCTGGCTGAATCGAGTGCGTAAGCCACAGCCCCCGCGCAAACAACTGCTGTTTTTCGCGCAAGAGGATCTCCAGAACGAGGTGTTCGCCGTTATCCGCATCAGCTGGTTCAAAGGCGGCCATGTCAGCGCTGTCACTGAGAGCAAAATCTCGAAGTACGACGAAGAGGTCATCGCAGAGTTCAGCAGCATTGTTGGAGAGGCATTGAGAGCCGGTGCTGATGTGTCGGCATTGAGCGTTGTACCTGCTGAGGATCTAGGGATTGAACCGACATGACGACACCTGCCGAGCTGTATCGCAACGCTGTTGATCTGAACAGGTTCAGCAATGGAGTGGCTCGACGTATTGCGCTGACGTACAACGACCTAATCCTTGAGGCTGTCAGCCAACTCAAACGGCTCGATGAGTTGGCACCTGTCGCAGATTTGTCGCCACGGCTCAGGGCAGGTAGTACGGCTGCATCTGCGCGATCAGCACGCCTGACTGCGATATTGGCTCAGCTCAAACAATCGCTGGACAACTGGGCAGGCACCAGCACACTTGCTCTGACTGAAGACCTGCAGGGTTTGGCTGTTTTGCAGTCTGAGTTCGTCGCGCGTGAGCTGCGGCGTGCTCTGCCTGAGAACCTGCAACGGCAGATCCGTGACGTACAGATCAGCCCAGACTTTGCGCGTTCTGTTGCCACTGTCGATCCGACAGCAATCAACGTCGTCAGCTTGAGCGATAACTTGCAAGCTGCTGTTTCAGATGCGCCTCGCGCGACGTTCCAGCTGACTGCGGCGCAAGGCACCAGCATCACACTGCCAAACGGCAAGGTGATCTCAAAATCGTTTCGCGGTCTAGCTGAATCATCGGCTGAGTTGTTTGCCAAAACCGTGCGCAATGGTCTGTTGACAGGCGAGTCGGTCGACAAGATTGCGCGACGGCTAAAAGGCCGTCTGCGTTTTGGCGAGCGCGCAAGCGTTAGACAGTTGGCGCAGAAAGGCGGCGAAGTCACTGCCGTCGCCAACAATCAAGTGATGGCGCTCGTACGGACAAGCGTCAATCAGGTCGCTAACGCTGCTAGCCAGCGAGCGTATGAAGCGAACCAAGACGTGACACAGCGGTATCGCTATGTCGCCACGCTTGACGGCAAGACATCAGCCATCTGCCGCGCGCTTGATGGTCGTGTATTTGAGTACGGCAAAGGACCGACACCGCCACAGCATTTCAACTGCAGGTCGACGACTGTGCCGATCATCAATTACGAGGCTCTCGGCATCGAGCCGCCACCAGAAGGTCGACGCAAGGCAACTGAAGGCACTGTGCCTGGCAACCTCACATATGGTCAGTGGCTCTCTCGTCAATCAAAAGCAGACCAGACCAAGATCCTCGGCAATAGTCCGCGTCGCGCTGCGTACTTCCGCAAACTGTCGAACAAGATGGGGCCGACAGAAGCTATGCGCCGTTTTGTCAGAGAGGACGGGTCAGAGGTAACTTTGGATTATCTCCGTGAAAACTACGGCAATGTCCGAACTCAGTAAGCGGTTCGTCTTCACTCACAGTGGAGACACTCCAGCGCCTAAAAAGGCCACTGCAAAGAAGAAAGCTGCTAAAAAGGAAGCACCAGCGGAGTCTGAGTAATGCCTCGTTACAGCGGCCCGAAAAAACCTCAGGTGAAGGCACCTAAGAAGAAGGGTAAGAAGAAGTGAGGACGACACCTGCCAAAGGCCAGCGCGTCAGCTGGATGTACCAAGGTGTCCGGACGTTCGGCACTGTTACCAGTGTCAAAGGCGCTGGGCGGTCGACTGTCAAAGGTCCGACTGGCGGCACCGTCGTGCGTCGCGGTACAGAGAACGATCCTGTGATCCGAATCAAATCTGAGAGCACCGGCAACGCTGTTCTCAAGACACGGTCACAGCTCAGCAAAGCACCGAAGCGCAAGTAATGGCGAAGATCAAGAAAGGTGGACACACCTTCGAAGGTCTGAACAAGCCGATCATGACTCGCGACCATCCGCGTTCTGCGGCTGCTGTTGTCGTCAAGATCGACGGCAAAGAAAAGCTGATCCGGTTTGGCCTGAAAGGTGCAGAGCGCAAGCCACCTCGTCAGGGCGAATCTGCTGCTGACAAGGCGGCTCGCGCTAGTTTCCGTGCGCGGCACGCTAAAAACATCGCAAAAGGGCCTTCATCTGCTGCGTATTGGGCGAATAAGTTCCTTTGGTCGTAATATCTGGGTGCAATTAACCTTACGGGTTATTCATGGCTGAAGAAGGCAACGTGGAGATTACGTCTCCCGATCCTCAGAACAATGTCGATGTTGATCAGCTCAAAGCAAGTATCGCAGCTCTCGAAAAGAAGAACTACGAACTGATCGGCAAGCTGCAAAAGAACGAACTGATCAATGAAGTGCCTGACGATTACGAGGCGCTGAAAGACTTCAAGCGTCAGGCTGAGCAGAACAAACTCGAATCAGAAGGCAAGTACACCGAGGCCCGTCAGGCTCTTGAGCAGCAGTTCCGAGAGGATGTTCAAGCCAAGGACAAGAAGATTGTTGAGCTTGAAGCACGAGTCCGTGAGCTTGAGCTGATCGCACCTGCGAACACAGCATTGGCTGATGTTGTGCATGATCCGAGCATCGTATTTAAAGCAGACCTGCTGAAGCCGGATCAGATCGAGCGTGAGGCTGATGGCACAGTTGTTGTTGTCAACGGCTACGAGCGCAAGCCGATCAGTGAATGGGCCAAGACGCTGCCGAGCTACATGCAGAAAGCACCTAAGCCGCAGGGCAGTGGTGCACCATCAGGTCGCAATGTCGGCGGTGACATTCCGCCTGGTACGAAGAATCCGTTTGCTAAAGAGAGCTTCAATCTCACTGAGCAATCACGACTGTTCCGCACAGATCGAGATTTGTACGAGAGGTTGAAAGACGCCGCTAACCGTTAGTATGCGGGATAAGGCAAAGCTACGCGGAGCCCAGGGTTACGCCCACACCGTAAACATTCTCTGATTGAAAGATGGCGACTCTTAGGAGTGACATCATCATCCCAGAAGTGTTCACGCCTTATGTCATTGAGCAGACCACTCAGCGTGATGCCTTCTTGGCTTCCGGTGTGGTGCAGCCTATGGCTGAGCTGAACGCTGCTGAAGATGGTGGCGATTTTGTGCAGGTTCCTTTTTACAAGGCCAACCTGTCTGGTGATTTCGAGCGTCTGACCGACAGCTCTTCACTGACCCCCGGCAAGATCACTGCTGACAAGCAAGTTGCAGCTGTGCTGCATCGCGGCCGTGCGTTTGAATCGCGCGATCTCGCTGCAATGGCGGCTGGTAGTGACCCGATGGCCGCTATCGGTGCCAAGGTTGCTGACTACATCGCAAACCAGCGCCAGAAAGACCTGCTGTCTTGCCTGGCTGGCATTTTCGGTGCTGTCGACGACAACAGCTCTGCGTCTTTCGCAGCTCTGACCGTTGATGGCGCAACTGGCGACACCCCGACTGTGCTCGGACCCCGTCAGATCGTCGAAGGCAAGTCGATTCTTGGCGACCAAGGCGAGAAACTGACTGCGATCGCTATGCACCCG